TGCGGACACCTGCGCGCAGGTTCTTCATCCACTGGCTAGTTCCCTCATTGAGCGACTCATCGTGCTGGTAGATGGCGTTCATCTCAGCGACTTGGGCGTTGACCAGATTCTCGTTGCCCTTGGCAGTAGTCTCCATCTCCAGTTGGGCGCTGTGTATCTGCTCAATTCGCTCCTGCGCCTCAAAGCCAGCCTTGCGTAACTCAAGCTCCCGCTCAATCTGCATCCGGGCCAAATCCAATTCGTGGCGTTTGTCCTGCCGGTCTTGGAAGAAATCCAGCAGCTTGGGCAGGCCGCCCATGAGGAACGAGATCAGTGTGGATAGGATAGTCAACATGGTTCAGTCCTTTTTGCAGGGGGAAGCGTCTTCACTATGGGAAAGTTTTACACCAGCCAGCAGTCCAATGAAGCCGCCGACAATAGTCTGGAATGCGGGAGATATGAGCTTGAAGATTTCTGCGTTGTCCACGAGTGGGTTGAACAGACCCGCCATTAGCACACCAACCATTCCAATTACGACCACACACAGGGTAAAGCTGACCATTAGGGTCACAAAAAACGTAAGTTTTGATTTGATGTCATTCATCAGTGTTTCTCCAACAACATAGTGAGCCACCAAAAAGAAAGGCCCAGTACCAAAATAGCAATTGCGCCACCAAGCAGCCAATTGATAAACTCGTCCATCTCCTTCTTCTTGATCGCTGTATTCTTTTCGTCCAAGATTTCCTGCGCCTTGCGCTTTTGGATGATGTTGTTGCGCTCAATCAATAGCTGCTGCCAAGTATCAGCATGGCCCGACATAACCATCCAGTTGTTCAACTCACGCTCTGCATCATTAAGCATCTTGGCGTGCATAACAGTTTCAAAAGCCTGCGCCGTATCCGACTTTGCAAATGTACTCTTTGGCTGGGATGCGGCCCGCTGCACTACATCTTTTGCCTCGAAAAACTTCATTGCCTCGCCAGTGATGGCGTGGATGTCCTTGCCTAACTTAATGGCAGCTTGGACTCCCTTTACAGCCGCTTGTGCCGCAGCAAAAGCGGTGATTGGATCTATCATTACTCAACGGCTAAGACCCACGAAACCGTGGGCTCGTCCCAAACATAGCGGTTGCTATCTTCTGGGTAAGGGGTTGGCGGATTCCAAATACAAGTTGCCTCGTCCAGTGTCCAGCTTGGGAACGGCTGCGGCGCATAAAACGCATCGCGGGTACTGTCGTAGGTAAAACCAATGCCAGCGTAATTTTTACGCAGTGGCCTACCCTCGGGGTGCTGCCCTGCATGGGTGTTGTAAGAGGTCTGAACCCAAGACGATGGATCGCCAAACGCGCCCGTATTAAGCACGTCTTGCTCAACAACAATGACTTGGGTAACGATGCCGTTTTCAACTTTTGCAAAATGACTCATGCTGCTTCCTTAGAAAGTGATTGAACCTGAAGAAGTCCATTTATATATGCGATAGCCACCGGTAACAGTAATTGTCGGCGAGCCTGTAGTAGATGCAGCGGCGGCGTAAATTGATGGGTAACGAATAATGACGATACCTGAACCCCCACTACCTGCATACCCATAATCACGATCTCGGCTACCACCGCCCCCGCCGCCGCCAGTATTGGCAGTTCCATCAATGCCGTTGGCGTTGTATTGAGTACCACCACCGCCGCCCAGTCCGCCAGTAGCTTGCCCTGTGCTGGAAAGAAATGGGGATATGCCTCCACCGCCGCCACCACCGTAATAAGTAGCAGTCCCGCTGATACTAGACTGAATACCATCCCCACCATTTCCGGGTGTATACACGCCAGTATTAACTGTAACGCTACCACCAACAGCGCCTGCCCCGCCACCACCGCCACCGATAGACTGCGCACTTAAACCGTTACCGCCAGCATACCCTTGCCCAGAGGTTCCTGTGCCGCCAGTAATCGCGTAATAATCACCGCCGCCGCCAGAGCCGCCGTTACCGGGCGATGAGCCTCCTAAATTGTTGGTAGCTCCTTTGCCCCCGCCTGTCGCAATTACAGCGCCGCCAAAAGATGAGTTATTCCCGTTATTCCCGGCACCGTTGTTGTAGTCCGCAAGACCAGCGCCGACTCCTCCAGCACCAATAGTTACGGTATACGATGAACCTAAAAGATAGCCTAAATTACCAATTAATACACCACCAGCGCCTCCGCCTCCATCACCGCTAGAGAAAGCTCCGCCTGAACCACCACCGGCAACAACAAGGTAGTCTACCCCAGCAATACCGCTGGTTAATTGTGTGTTAAATGCGGCAAACATTATGGGGTATATCCTTGAACGTAAGAGCCATACCAGTTAGTTCCGTCGGCAACAAAAGTAAAAATATCCATCTTGCCTGCCGTTGCGGTAACGGTTGGCGTCCCAGCAAAATTCCACCTAACGCCAGTAAATGTGGCTGTTCCATTACCTGTAGTTGCTGCTTGCTTTAAAAGAAGGATAAAAGACTTACCCGCAGTCGCTGTTGGCATTGTAAATGTGCATGCTGTGGATGCTGTCAAAGTAGCGGTTTGAACTGTACCATTTGTCAAAGACAACGTGTTAGTGGTAGTAACTGTTCCAATTGCAACCACAGTCTCAACGTAGTTTGTTACCGTTGGATTGGTTAGTGTTTTATTTGTTAGTGTTTCAGTTCCAGTAAGCGTAACAATTCCTGCCGCATTAAGCGTGGTGGCTCCGGTTCCGCCGTTTGCAATTGGCAGCGTCCCATTAAAATCGGAAATACCAAAATCCCAATCCGCTGCGGTTGTCAGTGTGGTGCCAATACATGTCACCGTAGCTGTCGTGGTGGACGGAACCGAAATTACCAAATTACCGCCAGAAGAATTAACTGTCAGCGTGCCGGTGCTGTTATTGCAGATGCGGTACATCCAGCCTGTAAGTAGCGTACTGGTAACCGGTAGCTGCACCGTTTGGTTCAACGTACCAGTAAACAGTTGGAAATAGCTGCTGGTGTTTGTCAGGGTGGTGGTTGCCCCTGCGGTAGCCGTAGAGGTAAAGCCTGCCAAGTTAGCCATTGCATAAGGTGCAGTAGTTGCCCCAGTACCACCATTAGCGATTGCTAATGTCCCCGTGTAGTTGGACACAACGCTGGAGGTGATCTTGGCGTAATCGGTTCCGCTCCACGCAATTACAGCCCGCTCCCCGTCGATCAGGGTAATACCGGAAGTACTTGAGCACTTAATTGTTAGGGCAAATGTGCCGCCTGAACTTGTGCCTGCGTTATTGACAATATACGTCTTACCGGGGTTGGGGACAATGATGCTGCGCGCTGCTGTCTTGGCCCCGTTTACATTGAGGATGGCGTACTGCGCAGTAGTCGTGCCAATATTTGTTGCAGAACTTGTGCCCTGCGTATTGGTAAGCGTCACGTCCGTTGTGGTCACCGTGACCGACAGACTTCCTGCAACCGCGATATCCACATACGAAGAGAACCCGTTGTTGACATCATCACCCCAAGTGCCAGATTCAGTTCCAACTACCGGTTGGGCAAGGGCTAGATTTGTTGTGTAACCGACTGACATAGTGTTTCCTTAGAAAGTGATCGTCCCGCTGGACGTAAACGTGTAGATTGTATTCCCGCCACTGGTAGTTACGGTAGGAGAACCTGTGGTTGAGGCGGCTGCAACTACGGAAGAAATAATGACCACACCAGAGCCTCCAGCACCTCCGCTTAAAGTAGTGCTATTTCCGCACCCGCCTCCTCCCCCACCGGTGTTTGCAGTGCCAGCATTACCTGCAACATTATTGGTTGACCCAGCGCCGCCACCTCCAGCGCCGCCTGCACCCGCTGATGCTGTGTATGCTCCTCCGCCACCGCCGCCAGCGTAAGTTACAGAGGTTCCAGTTATGCTAGATGCTGTACCCGCTCCACCAGCGCCAGATTGCCCTGATGCGTAATCTTGACCAACGGCAGATGAACCGCCGCCGCCGCCAGAGGGGTATCCTGTAGCTCTTGGGCCTCCCAATCCTCCGGCAAAACCTTGGCCCGAGACTCCTGTGCCGCCAGCCTTAGTTCCAGCAGAAGTTCCATACCCGTTGCCGCCACCTCCAGAGCCGCCATTTGCGCCAGTATCTGTTCCAGTTTCATTCCCGCCAAGCCCTCCGCCGGTTGACGTTATGGTAGAAAAAACAGAGTCCGATCCATTGGTTCCGTTGGATGTACTGTATTTACCTCCAGTACCCCCCGCGCCAACTGTTACAGTTAAAGCAGACCCCGGGGTAACGGAAAAACCAGTTGCAGTTCTGAGCCCGCCTGCACCGCCGCCACCGCCATTAGAGCCGCCGCCACCACCTCCGCCAGCAACAACAAGGTACTGCACCAAAGTTGGAGGGGTAGGCCATAAGCCTTGCGCTTTGTAATAAGCCTGTTGCTCAAGCGTCCAAATGCCTTTTGCCACCGATGATGTTGGGGCTGTAGGAGATTTGGTTATGTACCCACCGATGTACTTTTGGCTCATGTGCTACCTTAAAAAGTAATCGTGCCGCTGGCGGTAAATTTATAGATTTTGTAACCACCTGTGCTTGTAAATGTAGGTGATCCGGTAGTGGTGGCGTCTTTGTATGTATCAGGGTAACGAACAACTACAACTCCTGACCCGCCGTTAAATGCGCCGGTATTGTCTCGTCGTACAAGACCACCATCGCCGGTATTGGCTGTTGCATTGCCTCCAGTTGAGCTTTGCGCGCTTCCTCCGGTTGCATACGTTACGCTTGAGCCGGTTATAGATGAGGCCAATCCTGCGCCGCCAACGCCGCTAGAAATACTGGTTGTTCCATTGCCGCCTACCGCCCCAGCACCGCCACCTCCAGCCGCATACCCTGATCCTCCAGATGAAGTAGAACCACCAGCAAATCCATAGCCAGTAGCGCCGCCAGAATTTCCTTGAGTTGCAGCGCCTGACCCGCCTGATGTACTTCCCCCGCCGCCGCCAGACCCACCGCTAAGACCCGATGCGCTTGTAAGTCCTTTACCACCGCCGCCGCCACCGTTTGCAGTAATTGTGTCAAATACAGAGTTACCGCCAGTAGTTCCGCTAGTGTTGCTTGCTGAACTTGTTCCCGCAGCACCTGCTGCGCCAATGGTTACTGTATAGGATGTCCCACTTGTAACAGAACGAGCAGTTTGCGTAAGTAAGCCTCCAGCGCCACCACCTCCGCCAATATATCCACCGCCGCCTGTAACGGTTTCAGTACCGCCGCCACCACCACCGCCCGCCACAACAAGAACTTCAATAGATGTAGGGGCTAAATTAGTCCAAGTTCCAGCCGCAACTGCTTGCATCTGCTTTTGTAGTGTCCAAATTCCAGAGTATTGCGCCATGATCTAAAACGTAATCGTTCCGCTGGAAGTAAAGGTATAAATGGTATTTCCGCCACTTGCGGTTATGGTAGGTGATCCTGTAGTAGACACGGCGGGTATTAAAGAGGAAATAATAACTACGCCAGAGCCACCAGCGCCCCCCGCGCCATTTCCAGTATCTGCTGCGCCAGCGCCCCCACCGCCACCCCTATTTGCTGTTCCTGCTGTTCCATTACTAGTCCCTGCCCCGCCACCGCCGCCACCTCCAGCGCCGCCTGCTCCGGGTGTTTGTGCTGTTGGTGTGTAATAGTTGCATCCAGCGCCGCCGCCGCCAGCATAGGTAACAGAAGACCCTGTTATGGATGATGCAGTGCCAGCACCGCCTGCACCATTTGATCCGCCAGAAGCGCTGCCGCCTACAGCACTTGCACCACCACCACCCCCGCCCAAATAACTGCTTGCCCCTCCGCCAGCACCACCATTGCTTCCTTGACCAGATGTCCCCGCCCCACCAGCGCCCGCTGCGGGGCTTCCACCTCCAGCGCCACCACCACCTGAACCTCCAGCACCGCCCGCAGCACCAGATTGATACGCCCCACGGCCACCGCCAGTAGCTGTAATTCCGTTAAATACTGAATCGCCACCTACAACCCCGTAATTGCGCCCTGCTGCTCCCCCGCTTCCACCTGCGCCTACCGTAACGGTATACGATGTTCCTGCTGTTAAAGACATCCCACTATTAGTAAGAAATCCCCCTGCTCCGCCTCCGCCAGAAGAGCCGTCTCCAGAATACCCCCCAGCGCCGCCGCCACCGCCAGCTACTACAAGATAACTTACAACAGGCGCAGCCAGCGGGTTAAAGCTGACTGTCCTAAAGGAGCCGGGGTAGCGCATCGACATGATGCTGTTCCTATCAGGTAAACGCTTCAAACGTTGCTGCGTAAGTCAACGCAGAAGCCGTGCCACTGGTTACGCCAACCGATTGGTTTTCCGTAACATAGAAGGCCGTGGTCTTGTCGGACACAATCAGGGAGGCATTTGCCGGTACGCTGATCTGGTAGGCCATATACGCCACCACTGTGGCGCTTCCGAAGGTCGCGTTGTTACCAATTGCAATCGTAGCGTTTGCTGCCGATCCTGTGGTGTTGGACACAATGATGCTTGTGATACGGTTAACTGTACCCGCCGCCGGAGTCAAACCGGTCAGCGAAGTCGTGCCGTTGTACGTCCAAGATGTGGTCGCTGATGTTGTGCTGGGGATAACGTAAGCCGTATTCCCGTAGGATGTTGTCGCGGCTAATAGGTTTGGATTTGCCATGTTTGCTCCTTAGAAGCCGAAGAGATTAGAGATCATTGTGGCCTTGGCCTGTGACACACCGGAGGCTGCCTGCCAAGAAGGTGCTACGCCCGTGCCGTTTGAAACCAAAAGCTGCCCAGATGTGCCGGGGTTATTGCTGGCGTATGCTGCAATCTCAGCAGGGTAGGTGACAAATACGTCTTTGGTTCCAGCGCTAAACGTGACCAAAGAGCCGGAATTACTGGATGCCAAGACCGTGGTACGCGCCAGCGTTGTGCCAGAAGATGTATAAGTGCCGATACCAACTTCCCACTCAGAGCCAGTTTGACCTGCAATAGTGTAATAAGTTGTGTTGGCGTTGCCAATGACAGAAAAGGATTGGTATCCAGTGGATGCGCCAAGCAAAGTCACTGTTCCAGTACCTGTGGTAGTGGTTGTTTCCTTTACTCGATCTGCTAGTACAAGTGCCATATTTAATCCTTAGACTGGAGTGCTAATAAGCTGCCAACCCGGTGTTTGTGCATCATCAATCAGCCCCCAACTGGGGGACTGGGTATCTGTGATATTTTGCCAGTTGGGTGTCTGGCTGTCATCAATTAGTTTCCAATACACGGGAGTCACTGTGCCGACCGCGCCTTGGGCATAAACCCCAGTAAGCGCCACAGATATATTAAACCCAACGCTGCCAACAGAACCTGTAGCCGATACCCCGCTATCTGGCTGGACTCGACTTGCTGCCAAAGTCCCAACATATCCAGAGGCTGAAACTCCGGTAAGCGCCAAACTTTGGCTTGGGACAACAACCCCAACACTTCCAGAAGCAGAAACTCCCGTTAACGCAATTAATGTTAAAGGCGAGTAAACAACCGTGCCTACTGCACCGGATGCCGATACCCCAGCAAGAGTAAGGCTACGATCTGCTAAGGATACTGTTCCAACCGACCCGGTAGCTGATACGCCTGTCAATGCCGCTGTTACAAGCGGCGTATATACAACTGTGCCTACATTTCCAGATGCGCTTACCCCCGTAAGGGCGACAACAACCGTCTGCCCCGCAAGCGAGGCAAATGGAGCGCCTGCAAATGGGGCTATGCCGAACATTGGTTATACAGCAGTAACCTGCTGCTCCTTGTTAGGTTGTAGCCAACCGCAGTAATGCAGTAGTCGTGGTATTTGATGGCATCGTCAATGTAAACGTGCCAGCCGTAATTGTTTGCGAACCAAACGTGTGGACACTCACAGCCTTGTTGCTCTGGGTAGAGTTGTAGATCAACACCGTATCAAAGGCCGTTGTCAAAGTCACTGTGGTGTACGTAATGCTTGCGGATGCCGTCCAATATCCCACGCCAGCCGTAGATGAACTGTTGGTAGAAGTTGGCGCGGTTGCATTGGTTACCGTGACCCCACCTGCGCTATATCCGGTTCCAGAAACTTCACCAGTAACGGTATAAACAGTTGTTGCCGCATTGATCGTAGCCGAAGCTAAATACAGTGCTGCTTTAAACGTATCCGCAGTAGACGCGCCACGAACAGGAGAAGCCCCAAAATTATGGGTTGCGGTCATCAACTCGCCCAAAAACGAGGTACACATTGATTGGGTGTTTGCCATGATATTTCCTTATGCAATTTGCGCTGCTTCAGCAAGCAACGAAGGGGAAGTTTTCAGGCTGACATGGGCAGAGCGGTGAACCAATTCACCATCTAACCAGTACTCAACCCAAGTTGTGTATTCAATTTCGTTATCGACTGCGCCTTCCCGCTTCTCAAGGAGGGAGTCATCCATGTCGCCTTTGGTAGTCGTAACTATCAATTTGAACTCCTTATCAATGCGGTTGTCGATGTATTGCTGGGCATCGTGATTGTAAACGTGGTGGTCGAAGTCTTGTCCGAACCAAAGTCCAGCACAGCAATAGACTTGTTGCCTTGGGTCACGTTGTAAACCAGCGCGCATCGGGCTGTTAAAGCCGAAGTCCAAACCACGTTGGCCCAGTTGACGTAGGCGGTGTAGCCGTCCGTATTGATAGCTACCCCGGTCATAATTTGCCCGCCAGCCGTGTAGCCTGTGGCCACAACCTCATTGGTACTGGAGTAGACCGTGGTTGCGGCGTTCAAATCTGCCGCAGCCGTGTACAAAGCAATGTAGATCGTGTCCGTAGACAAATCGTGAACGCCTTGATACAACTCCTTTTTGAAGCTGGTGGTCTGGGTCTGGACTATGCTCATGTGACCGCCTGTCTAAATTGACCGCTGCGGTATGCATCCTGACGCTCCAGACCATCACCCAGACGTTTGGCCAACGCAAGTGCTTCCATAAATTTCTGGTTGTACAGGCCCATCATGTCAGTCTCACCCTTCATGTAGGTGTACGCCTCGACCAAAGCACCGTACAACAGTACGGAATCAAAGTTGTCACCCAACCAAGTCTGCCCGCTGGCCACCGTAGTGATCGACTCAGGGTAATAGTAGTAGTGCAACTCCGCTGAATATGTCGCATCAGGCGTTGGGCCGAGGATAAAAGTCAGTTCGTTGCTAACTGTAGCGCCAGATACCGACGGGCCAAACAACGCATAGTACTTAGGCGTCCCCGTAGAAGTCGGATTGGGGTACGCCTCCCGCATAAAGTTAACGTCCTTGTTAAGCAAGAATATGTACTCTCCACCACCTGCCGGAAAAATGGCAAGCGAATAAGGCGAGAGGAAGTCGTCCGGACACGCCAAGTACTTGTTGTTAACCGTCAAAGAGCCGGTCACGTTCTTACGCAACGAAGGAAACTGTACCGAGTTGTAGATGCGCTGCTCTGCCTGTGTAATGAACAGGTTTACATCCACCGTTTGAAAGGTGTTCTCCGTGTAATCGGAAATCGCAACTACAAGCGCAGCGTAGTTCATGCCATCGGGCCTCTCGACATCACGCCTTTAGTTGCGCAGCCAGTGCCGCGCATTTTGATGCCGCTGGTTTTGACGGTCTCATTACCGGCAGATTTGCTGATGCCACCAACGCTGATATCCAGCGTATCCAACGTGCTGCGATTGGGTGATTTGCCGGGGTTACCGGAAATCTTCATGGCTTTGCCATCCATTGTGTGTGGAGGCGCGTAAACGCTGGCGGGGCCAACTTCTTTGCCGTCTCTTTTCATACTGTATGCCATGATTTACCCCGTTTTCTGGTTAGCTGCACGAGACAAGTTGCGGCCCACGCGCATACGGTCTTCGCTGGTTGGGCCGCCTTTTTTCATGCCTTTGGCGTGCATGCGGCTTTCGTGACCCTTGACCATCTTCTTGGCCTCAGTGTCCGCGATTTGCTTTACTTGTTTTTTGTCCATGATTAACTCCTATGTAACCGATATGCTAACTGTACCAACACTTGTCGTTCCTACCAAGTAGTTTGGCGTAAGAACTGCATCAAAAGAACTGGCCCCGCCTACCGGTGCCCACCCCCACT